GTCCAGCGTCGTTGAAGTTATATTTCCAAGCGCCATTCACCTTTTTGAACAACAGGGCGTTGTGCTCAATGGTCGGAGAATCCACCGCCACCTGATCGGCCGCCTCGTCGCGAATCTTCTTGCCGGCCGGATGCCCGGGCGGAATGATCGTGGGGTTCTTGTGCCAAAGCGTGTTCAGCAAATCCTCGACCTGCTCCTTCTTGCTGAACGACTGTTTCTGCCCGGTCTGCTGATTGACGAAATCCAGGCTTTTGGCGCTGTGCTCGATGACCCACTTCGTATCGGCAACATCCACAACCGCGCCTGCCGGGAACATGTCCTTCAGGTACCACTGGCTCTTTTGCCAGACGGCCTTGTCATCGATCCAGCCGGCCGGGCTCACGCTCCAATCCTGAATGGATTTGCTACTCAAAAATTTGATCTGGTGATGCGGGCCGCCGGCCACGTCCCAGCCCTTGCTTGACAGTAAATCGTGGAGCTTTTGCGCCCCGGTAAAGGTCACCGTGCCATGCCCGAACGATTGCGGCGTGTCGGGGTTCTCCGGGCCACTGCTGGGCTCATCTTTGGCGGCTAGAGTGGCTTCCTCCAGCGCCTTTTGCCAGAAAACTATACCTGGAGGTGTTGCTGCCGCAGACATATCAGGATCAAACGGAACCCATTGACCTGTTTTTGTCAGAACCTCATTCGGGTGCCCAACGGCTGCCGCGATAGCGCCTTTTTTGTAAATTACTGACCACTTTGTTTCGTAGTCAGACATCATGCTGTAAAAAGTAGCCTTGGCGTCCGGACCCATAGCGTCCAGGTGACGATCAGTTTTCTGGCTAGCTTGACCGTTTGTTATATTATGAAATAGCGCCTGCGTATCCAGCGACTGCAGAGCTGCCAACTTCTGTGCCGGCGTACCCTCACCCTTGGTTTTCGGGGTCTGCCGATGCCAGCGACCGCCTTGCAGGATATAGGTGACACCGTTGACGGTCTTGGTGTCGCCTTCCTGATGCTCGCGGTCATTCATGACATCGCTCAGCACCACCTTGCCCAACGCCACGCCGTGCTCATCAGCATCCAGTTTCTGGCCCTTGGCCCATAGGGTAGCGGCTTTGGTGAACAGTTCCTGTTGCCGCTCCTCCGGCATTATGACGACCGCATTGTCGGTGTCATTGTCAGGCTTCTTGCCCTCAGCCAGTGCCGCAACCCAGGCCGCGCCGTGGTGGATTTCGGTCTGTGGCTCAGCCGGTTGCTTGCCATTAACAGCCTGCTGGAAGGCGGCATTCTCGTCCTCGGACCATCCAGGAATCGGTGCGGCAGCCATGGCCTCAATCCTACCCTTCTGCCACGCCTTGTACGCCGCCTTGGATACAGACCCATACTCGGGTAGTTGCTTGATCAGGTTCATCAGTTCCGGATCGAAAACCGGCACCGCATAGCCCGCCGCATGCGCCTTTTTACCCAACTCATAGGCCAACGCCTCCACGGCTTTTTTGGTGAGCTTTTTCTCGCCGCTCAAGTCCTCAATCGCCGCATCCAGATACGCCTCGACAGCCTTTTTATTGGTGCCGGAATAAATGATCTTGCCAGTGGAATCGGCCGGCGTGAACAGGTTCGCTTTGATGTTTTTAAGCGCATCCTGATCACCCACGCTGTGGGCGTTCTCGATCTGTTCGACCATAACCCCAGCGATGCCCTTCAGCCCAACCGGCTTTTTAGCCAGCACGCCTTTTGGCAACGGGATCGCACCATCACCCGTCTTGGCCGCATTAACCAACTCGTCCTTGTACTTCTCGCCCTCGGTTTTTTTGGTTTCAGCCTTTGACTGCTTGATTCCGTCCCCGTCCACAGGCCCCTGCTTTTCCCAGTTGCCCAGCACGTCGTAACCGGTTTCAGCCGGCGTGCCATCTGTCTTGGCTACGTAATAGCCCATGGCTCCGGTCTTTGGGTTTTTGGCTGCATGAATTTCATGCGGCTCGCCACTGGACATAGCCAGGTTTTCCGCCAGCGCCGATGCGTTGATGTTGCCTTTTTGGTTGACCAGTCCAACTTCCTTGGGAATAAACTGAGTCAATCCGGGATTGATCTTCACCCCGTAATCGGTAGCCATGCCTTGCTTGGCTTCTGGCGCATACCACAGCTTTTTTACGGAATCCCACTTGGCGCCGGCCTGCTTGGCAAAGTCCTTTTTCTGGAACGGCACATTGAGGTAGACCTTGTCGCCGCCAGCCTTTTCCGGCTCACCCTGCTTGTGCCAGCGCCCATTCTTGAACACCAGCAGGCCATCGGCGCCCTGTTTGGTATCGCCATCCTTGGGACTGTCGTCGACCTTGGGGCTTTCTCCCGCATCCATCGTCATACCCTTCTTGTCGAGATAGGCTTGGGCATCGGCTTCGGTCTTGAACACCTTGGGCGGCAAACCAAACAGGCTCATGCCCCCTTTGGGTTTGTTGGCGACAAAGCCACCACCGTTATCGCTTTCGAGCTTGAATCCGCCCTCATGCGGCTTGATCTTGAAGGTGTGTTTGGGCTTGTCCGCTTTGGGTTTTTCCACCGGCTTGGCCCCTGACTGCTCCAGAAGATTCCCAATCTCGGCCTTGTCCTTCTGCTCGAACACCGGCTTGAGCACCTTGGCCTGGTCTTCCTTACTCAGTGAGTTGAACTTCTCGACCAGTGCTTTGGTTGGCGCCTTGCCGGACAACAGCGCCGTTTTAAACTTGGCCATAGCTCCGGACAGGGATGCGGCTGACTGCAACTCCAGGTACTTGGCGTGCAATACGTCGAACTTGGGCTTGCCGGACAGCTTTAGCCATTCGGGGTCTTGCGATAGCAGCTTGTAGGCTTTTTGCTTGTAGGTCGCGCCCGTGGCGTATTCCTGGATTTTGGCATCGTAGTCGTCGTCGGACTCAGATGCCGGCTTGGATTCCGCGACGGGTTCTGGCTTGACTTCGGCCTTTTCCGGCTCAGCAACGGGCTCTTGTTTTGATTCAGCCTTTTCCGCCTCTAGTTCCTTCAGGTACTTATCAACCATGAGGATGAACTTGGTCGACTGCCACTTGACCAGATCGTCCAGCATGTCGGTCGTTTCTTTTTTACCGAACTTCTTGCTGTACCGGTCGATCATGGCCTGACCGTGCTCGGCAAATAATTCCTTGGCCTTGGCCTTGTTGGCTTTTTTGTCAACGGTCGCCGACTTTTGGTCGGCTTTGGCCTGCTTGGCCTGCTGCGCCTTGTACTTATCCAGTTCCGCGTTGATCTTGTTGGTCTTGCCGGGAACATTCAGTTCGCCGTGATCCAGCGGTTTGATCCCTGACTCTTTTGCCTTGACCGGTTCAACCGTGTCCGCCTTTTTGTCCGCATCAACTGCCCGCTCCTTCTGGGGTTCAGCGGCTTTCACCGGCTCCGGTTTGTCCGACTGATTGTCCTCGGCCTTATGCCGCTCGATGTTGGCCGCCGCCTTGGCCTTGAAGGTCGATACCGCCTGATCCCAGTAGGCTTTGACCTGCGGGTCGGCCTCAAACTTGGCAATATCCTCCGCACGCTTTTCCCGGCTTTGCGCAATCCAGTGCTTCCATTCGGCGGCCTGTGGCGGCTGACCGCTTATCACCTTCTTGATAAACGTGGCGGCCTTGGAACTGGCTGTGTTCTTGTCCTGAACCGCCTTGGCGTGCTCCTGGACTTTCTTGACCTGCTCGTCTGGATGGAGTTTGGTGAACTCCGGGTCTTTGGAAAGTTTTTTCGCGGATGCGATCTCGCCTTTCTTGTACAGGGCGTGGTGAACGTCCTTTGGTGCCTCGTCGCCAGGATTGATCTGGTGCCAGCGGGGCGGATTACCCATCAGGACCATGCCAGGCTGATCAGACAGCTTCTTGGACTTGATCAGCAGGAGGGGAAAGCGGAGATCGGCGGGTGTGAACATGGGCGCACCTTTGGGGAGATTACCCTTATTGTGCTGTCACGATGCGGGCGTCACCCCGGAAACACATCCCCCGTTTCCGCATGCACCGCGTGGGTTCCCGCCACGTCCTGCCAGCGCCGCACCATAGCGTCGACGTACTTTGGCGTGATGTCGCACGTGAAACACGCTCGGCCAGTTTTCTCGCAGGCGATCAAACTACTTCCCGATCCTCCAAAGAGATCGACCACCACCCCGCCCGCTTTCAATGTCTCGAAGGCCCACTTATGCAGAGCTACCGGCTTTTGCGTCGGGTGAACCCGATCCTCCTTGTTCTTCATGTCGCCCTGGAGCATGCCGGCCCAGCGGAACCGGAACATGCGCACGGCACTGGGGTACGAAGTCCAGGCCAACTCGCAATCGGCGAAATCATTGGCACCGTTTTCCTTATCCCACACCAGCCAGCAGGACGATGGCGGCAGTTTGTCGGCGAAGTAGTTGCCGCCCCACAGCACGACGTTCTTGGACAGGCTCAGCGCGGTCTGGATCGCGGCATAGGGAATCTGGTTATCCCAGTCGTCGTTGCCGTAGTCTTTGGCCTTGGCTATCTTGCCCCGGCTCTTGTTACGCCCGGCGGCCTCGCCGATCCCATAGGGCGGATCGCAATAAACCAGATCAACCGGACTTCTGTCTAATAGCGTTTCGATGAATGTGCTATCGGCCGCATCACCACAGCCAATCCGATGCGGGCCGCACTGCCAGATGTCGCCGAGAATTGAGATCGGCTCACCCTCGGGCTCGTCAAACGGTTTCTCACCTTCTTCCTCCGGCGGCTCCGGATCGGTCAGGTACATTTCCAGTTCGCCTGGGTCAAACCCTGTGAGACTCAGGTCAAAGTCCTCGAACTGGAGGTCCTTCAGTTCCAGCGACAACAGATCAACCGACCAATCCGACTGCGCCGTGCGATTGTCGGCCAGAATGTAGGCCCGCTTCTGGACGTCGGAGAGATGCGACAGGTACACGCAGGGCACTTGCTTGATACCCAGCAGTTTTGCCGCCATCGCCCGCCCATGACCCGCAATGATGCCGTTTCGGTCATCCAGCATGATCGGGGCGTTAAAGCCAAACTCGCGGATCGAGTTGGCAATTTTTTCAACCTGCTCCTGCGGATGCAGTTTGGCATTCCGCTCATACGGGACCAGCCCATCCAGCGGCAGGTAGTCAATCCGGAGTTGGTTCATGCTTTTTCAGCGGATCATGCGGCAGCGTGCTGATATGACGAACCAACACGCGGTGCGGGGTTTCAGGAGTGATGTCGTCGTTCGGGACACAACGAAGTCCGGCGTCTTTGCCATCGGCCATCTTGACGCCGCAGCAGCACAGGGCTCGCGGGTAGCCATCGACCTGCAGGCCGCATTCGGCACACAGGGCCTGGTGACGACCACCCACATAGCGCCGCAACACCCGGCCAAAACAGCGTCGGCAGCAGTGCTCGGTGAGCGCCCATAGTTCAGGATTGCTCAGACACCGCCCCACATGGTCTGGAACTGCGCTGGCGCCTTGACCGCATGAGCCCAACCGATGGTGGCAGTCGAGTCCTGACGCAGGGTGACCATGGCCACCTCAATGCGGTCGACAGCGGTCATGACGACTTCCGCGTCACGGACCTGAGCGGTGACGGTGAACACCGGGGTGATCTTGACCGGCGCCGTACCCCTGGCATTTCGGCCGAGTTCCAGTTCGCGCTGGCGGTTGTAGCAGGATGGGCAAAGACGCTTGCCGATCAGACGCGGCGAGAGCTTGAGGCAGCGACAGCAGAAACGCGGAAGCGGGGTCGGCACCGCTTGCCGGCCAGCCCGCTGCGCACCCAGAGGACAGTCGAGGCAGTGCTGCAGCCGTTCGAGCTTGTGCCGATGCTTGCCAGCGACGGACTCCCAGTTGGACGCGCAGCGCGTCGGCATCAACTGCATGTGGTAAGGCGGGCACTCGACCAGTTCGACTGTGGTATCCATCGCGGTCCCATGCAAATGTTTGATGGGACGCGATTTTTGCAGATGTCAGGTAGGATGACAAGCAATGCTACTATATTTTGTAGAAAAGCTGAATGTGATCAAGCGCACCGAGCCACCCTCGGTAATACCTCTTCAGTTCCTTGACGTGCTCTTTCTTGCGCATAGAGCTTCCAGCCCATTGCTTACACTTGCGCTTTGCCGTCCGGCCCTGAGCTTCTCGGCGCCATGTCTTCATACCCCGGTGCTCCCAAACCCGCCATCACCGCGAGACGTCTCATCTTGGCTGTCGACCACAATAAATGACGCCTGAATGACCGGAGCAAACACCGCCTGTGCGATCCGCATGCCGGGTTCAATGACGAAAGGACCATCCTCGGTCTTGCCGGAATTGCGCAGGATCACCTTCACCTCTCCCCTGAACCCGGCATCGATAGTTCCTGGCGCATTAGCCACGACAATCCCTCTCAGCGACAGCCCGGAGCGAGAGCGGATCTGCATCTCGAACCCCATCGGAACCGCCACGCGCAGCCCGGTTGGAATAGCCCTGATGTCACCAGGCCACAGCTTTTCCGGCTGATCCAATGCCGCGCACAGATCACAGCCGGCATCACCCGGATGGGCATAGGCCGGGACTTGACCGCGACCGTCAACCTGGATATCGACCGCCAGGAATTTCCTGACCACATCATTTATGCTCATCGTTTACCCTTCTCCTTTGCGTAAAATTTGCAATCATCCATCGTCACATCTTCCCCGTTCAGATAGCGGGTCATGAGGTAGCGCCCGTGGTCAAAACCAAAAGCGACCCCAGCGGCATAGCCATCCTTCTCGGCCTGGTAGAGGAAGTCCCGCTGATCCATGCTTACCGCTGACCACGTCTCCTCTGCCCGCTTGAACTCCAGGCACAACCCGAAGTACCGCTCGTTGGGCACCAGCATGATCAGATCGGACACACCCCGCCGGACACCCTCGTCCTTGAGCCGCCGCGCCGCGCTGATGGTCCGGTACTCACCGTTGGGAACCGCGAACAGTCGCTTGGCCATGTGCGGATGCTGGAACTGCATCCACTGGCAAAACATGACCTGCTCAACATGCTCCGATTGCCCGTGAACCGGCTTGGATCGCTTGCGGAACAGGTCGCGCTGGGTTCTAGGCATTGACCGCATCCTTGAGCAACTTGCCGGGCTTGAACACAACCCGCTGAGTCGCAGGGACCGACATGGTCTCCCCGGTTTTCGGATTGCGACAGTTGCGGGCTGCCCGATCCTTCACGTGGAACGTGCCGAAACCGACCAGGGTGACGTCCTCTCCCTTGTATAAGGCCCCAGCCACGGCATAAATCATGGCCTCCAGCGATTTCCCCGCATCGGTTTTATTCAATCCGGCGCTAAGCGAGATTTCAGTTATCAATTCGGCCTTGTTCATTGTGATTTCTCAGTTGAATGCCGGGAACCGCCCGGTGCGGGGTCGCTACTACCATCCTCGGCAATCATCTCCAGCCAGCGATTCACCGTGTCGCCGGCTTCCCTGACATCCTGCTCGACGTTTTTCGCGCCACGCCTGCCGGAAACCATCAATTTTTTGATGGCGTGCTGCGCACTTGGATGGGTCACATCGAACAGTTCCAGTACGCGGTAGACGTCAATCTCCCGCAAGCGAGATACGTCGCGGAAATAGTGGGAATGCTTACGCGGTTGTGGTTTCACATCGCCCACCAAACTCTCCGACAGCAGATCGCCGTGTATCCATTCGGATACGGCAATCACCGAGTCACCGTTGAACGCCACCAGATATCCGCCTGCCTTATCGATGGACCTCACAATCCCGGTACCGCCCGCATAGTCGCCAGCAACCACCCGCACCGCCTGACCAATCCGGAACCGAGCTGGGGAAGCAACGGCAGTAACACGCTCACGAGGGGGATGCCCGTAAGGCGGATCAAGCGGGCTACCCATGATTCAGCACCATGTGAATTTGACGACGCAGATCAAAGTGACACTCCCGGTTCGGCTTGTCCGACTTCGACTCCTGGAATCGCCACATACCGGCAATCCGCTCGACGATCAGTTTGTAGTCTTCGGCGAAGATCACCAGACCCTCCTTACGCTCCATCACGCTCACACCAGGAACGTGATCCAAAACCTTCTTCACCCAATCCATCAGTAGTCCCCCTCAAATTCAGCCAAAAAAACCCCGACAAACCGGCCGCAGCCGGACCCCAGAGCTATGATCTTGTCCAGTTCACGACGAGCCTCACCGTTGTAACGATGCCGGCGCATCGACAGAAACGCAGCGTGCTGGACGCCGGTCTCGAGATGCGCCAACTCGGCATTGGTCAACTCCTGAAACAGCTTCTGCGCCACATGCGGATTCATCGCCGCCCCTTCCTTTTTGCCTGACAGGAAGGGCACACAAAACGGGTCATGGTCCGCCGCTGGCCATTAGCCACGTAGCGAACCACTTCCACCTTGCCTTCGGTCGAGAGCACGTGCCTGCGGCACCCACGGCAGAAGTTGACGTCCTTCACGGCGTATACATCCCCCCGCGCCGCCGGGCCTGGCCATGCACCTCGGTACCCCGCGACCATTTCCGGAACCCAGGCTGGTTGCTGATCTCGCCAATCGCCCGGATCTGCGGTTCAGACTTCAGGCCGAGAATCTCGGAGATTTCCAGGGGCCGGTAGCCAAGCGACAGCAGATGCTTGACTTGGCTGATGTCCTGGTCGCATAGCTGTGCTACTTTTGCGTTCACGGCAAATTACCAGGGACCCATGACGCGCATGAAGGGTATGTCATCGTCGAAGTCGCCCCCACCACCAGCACTGCTGGTATCAGCCGGCGCAGCACTACCCCGCCCATACGCCTCAGCCTGACTCGCCGCCCGGTCACTGGACTGGCCGTCACTCTTCGAGCCGAGCATCTGCATCTTGTTGGCGACGATCTCGGTGGCGTATCTCTCAATGCCGTTTTTGTCGGTGTATTTCCGGCTGCGCAGATAACCCTCAATGAGAACCTGAGAACCCTTTTTCAGGTACTGGCCACAGATTTCAGCCAACTTCCCGAAGGCCACGATGGAAATCCATTCAGCGCCCTCCTTGTCCTTGGTTTTCCAGCCAACCGCGATGCGAAAGTTCGTCACAGTGTCGCCAGACGGCAGACTTTTAGGCTCCGGGTCAGCGCCCAACCGGCCCACGAATGTGCAGGAATTATGATCATTAGCCAAAATAGTTCTCCTACGGTGTATTGATGAAAAAATCCTCAGCCATAGACCGCCTCAAGCGTCCTGGCCACCAAATCCAACTCTGAAACCTTCTGGATGCGCAGCATGGTCCTGTCCCCGTGAATACCCAGTGGTCCACGATGACAGTCGGCACACAAGGATGCGACCATCCAGTCATTGGCCCGCTGGCTTAACCCCTGACCATCACGGATGTGATGGGCTTCAACCGGGGTCGAGCCACACAGGACGCAAGGAATGTCATGGACACGGGACAGATGGCGTCTTGATTTCGCGCTCACCGTTGCGCCACCCACGCTTGGATATATTCGATCAAACTCGAGCACCGGGACACCGACATCTTTGCGGTCGACTCCCGCAGGTTCACGAACTCGCCCTCCAGGCCAGGCACCACGTCGGCGCCACGGCCGGTAGCCACCGCATGCGCGGAAACCATCAGCAACTTCCACTGCTCCATCGTGCGCGGCTTGCCGGCCCACTCTTGGCCGTTGAGTTCCTGCAGCAAAGCATGCAGCTTGGCATTCGCATCCAGGCTCCGCGTCGGCTCCTGGACGATGCAGACCCAACCGTCCGGCGCATTGCGAATGGCCTCGATGGCGCGGTCACGGGCGGATTTATGAACCAGCCGGAAGTAGAACTTACTGATCACGCCACACCCCCAAACAAATCCATCTGCGGGCTTGGCGCCGCCCCCCGCTCCCCACGGGTTACCCGCAACTCGAACAGATGCGAGTGGCGCGGGAACTCGCGGACAAACATGCGAGCGTAATAAGCGCTGAAATTGTTGTTGATCTTCAGCCTCCGATCCGAGTCCCAGCGAATCTGGTGCAGCAGGAAGTCGGACGAAACCCGAGGAAACCCCCGGTTCACAGCCTCAATCGCCAGTCGGCAGAAATCCCGGTAGACGCCCGGGTTTTCCGAGTGGAACTGCTGAAAATCAGACTCGATGCGACTCACAAAATCCTCTGGTACCCCTCCGGCACGGTCACCATCATCGGCGAGCCGTCCGGAAGGCGGATGCGATACCGACCAGGCTTGGTGGTCGGGTTGTCCTGCTTGATCAGGACGTAAATCGGTTTTGGTTCCATCCCGGACGCCTTCAGAGTCTTCAGGAGCACTGCTAGTTCTGGCTCCTGCTGGATGGCCGCCCATTGTTCTTTTCGTCGCTCTACGGACCTCTCAGCCTCAGCACGGGCCTTTTCCGCCGCAGACTGGCGCATGATTTCGATGCGGTTGGCGATGTCGTCCATGCTTGATCCGAAAAAAACCGCCCCTTGGGAGAGGCGGGTAAGGAGGAAGAATGCGGGACTAGAATAGCACTGCTAGTTACCCGTTGCAATGCTTTCCAGCAAATCTGCAACCTCTTGCGCCTCGGCTTTAGCCTCCTCGGCCTTGTCCTTTTTCAGCGCCACCACGACCTTGCCCAGCACCTTGCGGTCGACGCCAGTTTGCTCAGCCACGGCGTCCAGCCCGGAGGAGTACATCATCGCGGCATCGGCCTTAGCTTGGTACAGGGCCTCGAGTTCGGGCAGGCACTCCTGGAGTTTTTCGAGATTGATGGGGTTTTCGGTCATGCGGCTTCTCCGTTCATTTCTTCGAGACACTGGATGACGTCCAGCACGTGGTGCCGACTGATGCCGTCAGCGACGATTTTATTTACGATGCGATCCAGCATCGCCTTGCGCTCGTCCAGGCTGGCCTGCTGCACCGAACTCAGGCTGGCGCCAAAATCCTTGGCATACGGAAATGGTCCCCACCGCCGGGGCCACGGATGAGTGACAAGAGCCACCCGGCCATAGGTCCCCGGGAAAGCGTCCAGGTAGTTTTGACGAGATGGCGTCCATGCCAGCATCGTGTTGGTCAAATTCCTCATGCGGCCTTCCTCCGGCGCTTCTGTTCGACAGGACGCATGGGTTTGGCGCCGATACCTAATTCGGTCAGCTTGCGGTCCCATTCGCGGCAGTGGTCGCACGTGTGCCTTTCCACGACGTACCGCATGCCATCAAACTCGGTTCGACAGGTACAGCCGTCGATCCTGGATGCCCAGGCTTGCGCAGTCTGAACCTCAGCTTCAGTCAGATGGTTCATGCTGCGTCCTCCCTCGGCGACCACTTGCGCTCACGGTCCCTGGATTCGCACTCAGCCCGAACGGCGTCGAGGTTCTCCGGCTCGGCAGACTGGAATAACCCGGACTTGATTCGAGCCAATTCCTGCTTGGCCTTGTCGTGGTTGTCGGTGCCCACCGTTCCCTCCAACAGACCAGCGACCAGCGGCTTGCGGTACTCGAGTTCAGCCAGCAACGGCCGCGCATCGTTATCCGACATACGCCCCAGCCGAACCGCCTCGGTCACCACGTCCAGCAAATTGTCCTTGGTGTGGCCCAGCACCAACCGCCACTGCACCGGACGACTCTGCGCCTTGGCCGTGTCCACAGCCCGACTGTAGGCATCCTTGAACGCCATCCTAGCCGCCACCCAGTCTGGTCGATCAACCAGGTTGGGATTGACCAAGCTGCTGGCAATGCCCCAGGCATACGCCATCTCATCGGTCCAGACCACGCTGTCATCTTCGGATCGCGGCATCATGGCCCACGCCTCATCCGCACCAGGGCGCTGCATGGCGGGATTACCCGCATTGATCAGACCGAGAATGTCGTTGATCGCCGGCATCTTGCTTGATGACCGGATATGCGCGGTCATCGCCTTGGCAACATCCTGGAAACTGTAATCAGACAGCAAGTTCCACCAGAGCCGCATGACTCCCTTGTCTGCGTCACGTCCGTAATTTATGCAGCACGCCGTAAGCATTTCCGCGAATGCGGGTTTTTCGTCAGGATCAATCATTTACGCACCTCTCGGTAGTTTCATTGACCCACTCCATCGCCACCTGGATGTTTCGCTCAGCACGAAGCTCACCAAGCGTGCGAAAATTCGCGGGTCCGTTATGGATAGGCCCGGGGCGAAGCGGAGTGATATTTGTTCCGCCCTTGGGCCACTTTTGATCGCGCTTCCATTCGTCCTTGACGCGATTGAGAAAGGTGGCATTCCAACCACCACGTTTGTCGCCGCGCTCCTGCCAGTAAAGCCTGAACTCGTCGATGATCGATAGCGCAAAGTCACGATCAATCCCCGCCTTGTCGATCAGGCACCAGCAGTTTTCGTCAGGTACCCAGTCACTGGGTATCGCGTGCTTGACCGCAGCCTTCTTGTCACGCTCAGCAGGTTTGGCCTGCTCGCCCTCATGTCGTCCTTGACTACCTGCGGATGCACCCGCCGGTTGCTTGTTTTCCATTTCTGTCGCGTGGCCCTCTGGGGGGTAGGGGGGTGTATCCTCAGTTCTTTGTTCTTCTCTCAGTTCTTTGTTGTACTCAGTTCTTTGTAATGCGTTCCCAAAACCCAAATGTGGGTTTTCGGAATGTGGGTTTTCGGAATGTGGGCGCATTCCCATATTCTGATTTTGGGAATGTGGCTCTAGGTCTGGGGATTCTCGCCCAGCAAACAGGCCCTTTTCATCAGTGATCAGCCACTCCGTCTTGCCTGACCGAAACCGAGTGAGCTTGGCATAGCCCAAATCACGCAACCGTTTGAGAGCCCCGACCACCTTGGTCGTGCTGCCAAATCGCTTGCTTGACTTGAGCGACTCCACGGTCACCCACCAATCTGCTGGTTTGCTCAGCAGGAAAACCAACATGCCAAGCTCATCACCAGACAGGTCATCGTCATTGATCAGGTCGTTCGGGATGACGGTAAAGCCCTCCTTCCTGTGTGTCCTGATGATGCTCAACTCCCGCCCTCCGCATGCGATGAATCCACAGGCGGCAGTGAGAAACCCTCAAAAACCCCAGCCCGCTCTCTGGTTCGAACCAGGGCATGGAGCATCAATATGTCGTCCCGAGAAAGGAAAACCTCTTCGTTCCCCCAATGATTTTCCTGGGTAACCGATGCGCCGCCATCGTGCATAAAAAGAATCAGCGTCTTTTTGATTCCACACCCGCGCAGAAACTGCTTTTCATTGACCCTATACAGATACGGGCCACCGTCGTTATAATTTGAACCAGTCATCTTGATCTCCACTCGATCAAAGGTTGATAGAACGCCCCGCCAGTTCGCTCCTGTCGGGGCTTTCGCTTGTTTGGGGTATGGATACCCCCTCCACATACACGTCGAACCGCCAGCACGGCACCGGGTCCCTTGCGCACCGATCACGCCGGAAGCACGTGTCGCACGGTGGTGTACCGACCGCCTCGATCAGCGCATCCAGGCTGTTACCGAATTTCCGCTCGGCATTTCGACGGCGGTTGTACTCGCGCTCGCACTCCCGGCAATGGGTATAGAGATACCCGCCACGCTTGCGCGTGATGTAGCGGAATGCGTCGTTGGGTTTAACCAGCCCGCACGCGGAGCAGTGCTTGTACGGCACCGTGTTAGAATTCGCAGTCGTCATCGCTGACATCCTCCAAAGATGTGGTCAGTAGGTGAAAGAGAGGCTCGGGTGGTTCAGTCACCCGGGCCTTTCGTCCTTTTGGAGCCTGCAGATTACTCCCTTCTGCTCATCAGAATCAACAGCAGCAATGCTACTTCCGACGACCCACAAGATGTGGGATTTTCGGTGCGCGAAGGCACAAGATGTGGGTCAGTCAGACCCGAGGGGCATACAGGAAATCGTGCAGCAGATCGGACGTGACGCGGTAACCGGCCCGGGTCGACAGATGATGGAACCCCTCGAGCGGAGCCACAAGCCAATCCTCCGGGACCTGTTGCGCGACATCGACCTTGCCCTGGCGGATCGTTAGCATCACCCGGCCATCAGCCGGAATCTGCGCCGGCCGAGCGGTGGCCCAGGCTTCATACAAGACATCGTCGGCGCCAGCGAGCCTCTCACCCTCCATGAGATGCGTCAGCCAGCCGAACAGCTTGCGCAGCGGGACGCATAAAAACTCGCGGACCCTATCCACGATGGGGATCTGCAAAACCTTGGCCTGAAAGCACTGCATCTTTTGCGTCCAGGCACTGACCTTGTCGGGATCGGCTTGCATGGCATTGCAGAGCGGGATGATGGGAGCCCAGGGCTCGCCTTGATGATCGACCACGATCAAATGGTGGCCGTTGAAAGGCACGGATAGCATGTACATAAGTCAACCTTGCTTTTTTGTTGATTGACACCGGATTAATACCGGCCTGAGAGACAGTCTAGCTGGATATCTTAGCGTCTGCTTAGATAGCAAACGCTATCGTTGCACCCCTTTATTTTTTCGGCAGTTTTCGAGCAACAGCCCAGTCGGCCTCCTGGCACAGGTCCTCGGGCCGAATCTTGAACTTGAACAGCTTGACCAGTTCCAGCGCCCGTTCAGCGGTAACCCGGGTTCGGCCCAAGACCCATTGATTGACCAGGCCCTGCGTGACCCCCAGGGCCTTGGCTACCTCGCCTTGCCCGCCATAATCCATGCAGGCTCGCTCCAGGATCAGATTCTTGTCATAGGTTTTTCGTGGCATATCACTAGCAATGCTTTGTTACGGATGACACAGCATAGCACTCAACGGAAGCCGCGCCAATCCTGAGCTTGCTGGGGCTTGATAAAAGCGTAGCTATTTAATGCTATGCTTACGCCCTTCACATAAGGAGGTCAGTCATGACCGAAGAAAAGCCAATCAGCACCAAAAAAAGCTACGTCCCCGAGGACGTCCGGCTGGAGGAAGCCAAGCGCCTGCGGAAATTGTGGGACGATGCCACGCACAACACCCGGCACCCACTGACCCAGTTACAGTTCGCGCAGAAATACAACGTCGGCACCCAAGGCTTCGTCCAGCAACTGCTGAACGGCAAGCGACCATTGAACCTCGAAACCGCCCTGCCCTTCGTCTCCTACCTGCGCTGCGACATCGGCGAGTTTTCGCCCAGGCTCAAGGCCATGCTGGTCAAGCTCACGTCCTCGGTCAATGGTCCCGAATACCATGACCTGATCGCCCGCCTGACACCGGAAATCGCCGACATGATCTCCAAGTACACCAACTTGGCGCCTCACGATCAGAAGGAGATCGCCAAAACCGTCAACGACCGTTACCAATCGATGGTCAGCGTGCTGGACCGCATGGCCCCGCACAAGGTCAACATTCTCACGAAAATGACCCAGCCGAACGAACTGATCGACCAGGCATCCTGATGGATGCCCTCGCCTAAAGCTAATAGCAGAGCTATTGACATGACCCGCCAGCAGGCATAGCATGTACCCAACCCCGGCATCCCGCCTGGGAGGCTGGAGACTCACATGAACAGACAAGCAATGCTCATCCCACCATTGGCCAGCATCATCTTCAGCGCCGTCCTGCACGGCCTGGCCTTCGCCGCCATCGGCCTGCTGATGGCTTGCGCGGTACTGGGATCAGCGGGGTGGCTGTGAATCTCGGGATAGCCGGACAAATGGAGCTTGGCGCCATGGTCACACGAATCAACAGCGCGGCATCATTCCTGAAATCAACTCAGTTGGGACTGATTCCTGTAAACAAAAACCTCATTCGAGGAATCATTAGCACCCTGCGCATCGTCGCGGAACGACTTGAAGAAATGACGGAGGAATCATGAGCTACGACGAAGACTATGGGATCGCACGTAACCATCCGGCAGACCCGAGAACATCCGAGGATGACGGGCATCAGGATTGGCTGGATGGCGAGTACACCGCCAAACTGATCGGCGAGGAAGAAACCCAGGAAGTGCTCACCACGCTGATGACGCATCCGGAACTGGCCAAGAAAAAGCTGGATGAATATCTGGCCGAGGCTTGGATGGAAAAGCGCGAGAAGGATGCTGCCGAGGATGCAGCCAACGAATACCAAGATAGGGAGGCAGCGTGAGCCACGAACTAACCGCAACCCAAATCATCGGCATCCTGTTTGTCCTTACCATCCTCATCGGGATGGTTATTGTGGCAAGCAACATCGAGGATATCGACTGGGATGAAATCGAAAGCCACAAAGACGAGAAAAAGCCATGACAGCACAGGAGCATGTGATGGAGCAGGTCCGTGGCACCCGCCATGTGATCGAGGAAACCCGCCGGAAATGCCAGCCGGCCAATGACGCAGAACTGGCCGAAGCCTTGGCCAGCGCCGTGTTCGATCTACGGAAAAAACTAGCCGAAAGCAAATAGCAGAGCTACTAGATTATGGTACAATCAAACCTCAACAAAACAGGAGATAAAGCCATGAGCGCAGCCACAAAGCAGGACGCCATTCCGGCGCTTGCCATGAGCGAGCAGGAACTGCTCTCGGTGCTGGAGTCCAGCCTTTACCCGGGAGCCAGCACCGAAAGCATTAAACTTGTCATCGGGTACTGCAAGGCATCCAGCCTTGACCCGATGCAAAAGCCGGTTCACATCGTCCCCATGTGGGACTCAAAAGCCGGACGCATGCGTGACGTCATCATGCCTGGGGTCGGCTCGTACCGGGTGATGGCAGCCCGATCCGGCCAGTATGCCGGCGTCACAGAACCAGAGTTCGGACCCGACGTCACGGAGAACATCGGCGGGGTGGAAATCACCTACCCGGTCTGGTGCAAGGTGACGGTCAAGCGCCGGCTGCCCAGTGGGGAAATCGTCGAGTTCTCTGCAATCGAACGCTGGAAAGAGAACTACGCCGTGAAAGGCGGCAAAGAAAGGAGTATCGCCCCGAACGCCATGTGGTCCAAGCGCCCGTATGGCCAGGTCAGTAAATGTGCGGAGGCCCAGGCACTGAGAAAAGCCTTCCCCGAGGTCGGAGCCCAGCCGACAGCCGATGAAATGGAAGGCAAGTCACTGAGCGAGGATAACGTCATCGAGGGCCAGTTCCGCAAAGAGCCCGAGAAACCCGAGATGCCGACACTGACCGCCGAAATCCTCGAGAAGCAGAAGCCACGCATCCTTCAAGCCTTGTCCGCCGGCACCAGCAATGCTGATGGCATCATCGCAAAGCTGGCGACCAAATACGTGGTCGACGGAGCCATGCAGGAGGCCATACACGCCATGGCGGTTCCAGCCGAACAGGCCAGCGAGGAGTGGGTTGCATCTTACGAAAACGGAGCACCGCAATGAGCGAAAAAAACTTGATCCAAGGGTCTCCCGAGTGGCATGCGCATCGGGCCAGCAGCTACAACGCCTCCGAAGCATCGGCCATGCTGAACATCAGCCCCCATAAGTCACGGTCGGACCTGCTAAAACTGAAGGCTACCGGCATCGCGCCGGAAGTCTCTGACGCCCAGCAAGAAATCTTTGATCGGGGCCACGCCTACGAGGCGATTGCCCGACCGTGGGCCGAGGAAATCATCGGCGAAGAACTTTACCCTGCCACCCACGCGAAGGACATCGACGGTATGCCGCTCTCGGCATCGACCGACGGCGTGACCCTCATGGGCAACATCGCCTTCGAGCATAAATCACTGAACAACAAGCTCAGAGAGGCGCTAAGGGGCGGCGTCATCCCGGGGGAATACCATCCTCAGCTTGAGCAGGTTTTGCTCCTCTCAGGGGCTGAGAAGTGCCTGTTCATGGCTTCATCTGGCAACCGCGATGACATGCTGTTCGCATGGTACGAAAGCGTGCCGGAACCGGCTGGAAGCAGTTTGCCAAAGACCTGGCCGAATACCAGCACCAGGAAACCCCGACTCCGGTCGCCGGCCGCGCACCCGACCAACTTCCGGCCTTGCACATCGAGGTCACCGGGATGGTCACGGCATCGAACCTGGATGCCTTTAAATCCCACGCGCTGGCAGTGTTCGATGGCATTAAGACCGATCTGGAAACCGATGAGGATTTTGCCGACGCGGAACGCACGGTGAGATGGTGCCGAGATGTCGAGGATCGACTCGAGGCGGCCAAGCAGAATGCACTGAGCCAGACGGCCAGCATAGATGAACTGTTCCGGGCGATTGACGACATCCGCGAAGAAGCCCGACAAAAACGGCTGACGCTGGACAAGCTGGTCAAGACCCGCAAAGACAGCATCCGGATCGATCTGGTGCGCGAATATCACGACAAGCTAACTCAGCACGTTGACGCGCTAAACAGGCGCCTTGGGGGACCATGGGTGCTTGCTGTGCCATTCGGTGACGTCATCAAAGGCAAGAAATCCATCAAGGGCTCCAGAGATGCGCTCGACGCGGAACTGGCCCAGCAAAAGATCGCGGCTAATGAGCTTGCGGATCGGATCGAGGCCAACCGCAAAGCCATCGGGGACAACTGGTTTTTGTTCCAACATGACTTCGCCAGGGTCTGCCATTACGACCCCGACGCGCTTGCCGGTCTGATCACGCAGCGGGTCGCAGCCGAGCAGCAACGGATCGATGCGCAGAAACTCCGAGAGGAACAGGCCGCATTGGCAAAAGCAGCGGTTAAGCACGAAGAACAACGCATCGTCGAGGCCACCACGCCGACACCAGTCAAAGCATCCGTCGTCGCAGCCAAACTTCGCGCACAGATCGTCGCGGAACTGGATGACTTGAGCGAAAGCCAACTACTGAAGGTCATCGAGGCTGTGGCGGCAATTCGGGGTGGGATGGATAAAAAAGCGGCTTAGGTAATAGCATTGCTATTGACTTCTGGCACGGCCAGTGAGAGAATGTGTTTTCTGGATTGCAACGCACCGGAAATCAGTGGAATGCCGTGCTACGCACAGCATCGATCCTGACCGATACGCGGGTTACCCATTCTTGCGAGTGGGTAATACCGGGGAACGGTCCCCAAGGTGCATCGACTGGCATCGCATCGCAAGGAACGGCAAGTTAAGGCGTCGCACTGCGCAGCAACAAATCGCAGAGCATAGCAACGAATGGGAATGAATCGCGGGTTGCTCATTCTTTGAGTGGGCAATGCCGAGGATCAGTCCTCAAGCGCAGCGTAAGGCGGCGCATCGCATCGAAACGTAAGGCGGAGCACCGAAATGAATCTGAATGAAACGCGGTTATCGCATTGGCAATCAGTGCGATAACCGAGGGTCAATCCTCACACTCTCGCGCCGACAATCGACGCGGGTTTAATAAACACACCATAGGAACCAATCATGTCCATCCGACAAATGACCATCGCCGTCACCGGCATCAATCCGCTCCTGCAAAACAATCCGCAGACGGTTGACAGGTTCAACCCTTTTACCAAGGCCATGGCGAAGATCAACGCCAAGAAAACCCGGCGCACCGATGAGGATTACCGGGACCTGCAGGATATAGAGGTCAGAGCCAAGATTTTCTGGGATGACCGTGTCGGCATTTACGTGCCTTCCAGTTGGCTGATGGCAGCCATTGCCGCGACCAGCTTCAAGAAAGCCAAAGTCAGCAAGGCTGATGTGCGTGGATCGGTGTTCGCCACCGAGGACAAAATCCCCCTCATGTTCCGTGACAAAGACAAGGTCAAAACTCCGGAGGATATCGTCGGCAATCCTGACTTCCGCATCAATCTGACCCTCAAGCAAGGCCAGGTCCGCGTGGTCAAGGCGGCCCCGATATTTCATGAGTGGTCATTCAAAACGGCCATCGAGTTTGACGACAATCTGATCGACGCAGAATCTCTGTCAGACATTGCCAAGCATGCCGCGATGTATGGCGGGTTCGGAGATTTCCGCCCGACCTTCGGCCGCGCACAAGCGGAGATCACGCATGACTGACAAAAAGAACCCAGCACGTGAACTGCTGGAATACTTCAGGCGCAATAAGCTGGATCAGTATGGCGCATTCATCCCGTCAGATGCCGTCCGCAGCGTGATCGGTATCGAGGTCCCGGAGGTCGCCCCAATGGTCACCTTCCAGGAACTGAGCATGCAAGAATTGTCGGCGGTGGATTACGTCAGGAAAATCTTGCTCCGCGAGGGCAAGTATCTGGCGCAGACCAAGGGCAACTACCGCATCCTCCTGCCGAGTGAAAATGCGGCCCAGGTCGAGAGCTATATGTCATCCGCCGACAAGAAGTTGAAACGGGCCTTGATCCTGAGCAAGAACACCCCGGCAGATACCAAAACCATGCGGGATGCCGATCAGGTCCAGGCCAGAATCATCGTCAAGCGGGAGAGCATTAAGGACAAGTCACCCATCCGGGTGAACCCCGCCAATCAGCCGCCAGCCGTCTCTCAGCGCATGCCGGCCGGTGTGCGGACAGGCGTGTAAGCGAATACAGGCACTGCTCGTATGTGCAGCGCATAGCGCCAAGCCGATGTGCTCAGAACCGAAAGGGAAAGCAAAGCGTCAGCGGCTCTTTCGAGAGTCGCTTTCGGTGGGTTTTCCTGCCAAACGGAGCGAATAGATCGGCCGCGATGGGCGTAGTGCTGCAGTGTAGGGATATGCACTGAGTTGGAAAGCAAAGCGGGTTAGCGGTTGGAGACAGCCGCTCTCCCGGTGGGTTTTCACCAGGGCACTGATATGCAGTGGAGCGCGACGATAGGCACGGATGAGCAAGGCCAGGCACTGGAAAGCAAAGCGGGTCCGGCATTGGTGACAGTGCCGGATACCGGTGGGTTTTCCACCAATCGCGCAGCAAGAGATCGATGTGACGCGCAATGCGCTGGGTTAGATTGAAAAACAGTGGAAAGCACAGCGGGCGCGGATTGTATCGATCCGCGTACCGGTGGGTTTTCACCAAGGCAATGATTCGGGATGAATCGGAAGGCATAGCAAGGCATAGAAGCGCACCAAACTGAATAGCAATGCTATTGACTTGACGCCCCATCAAGCGCATCATTCCCCCAAGCCCCAAGCATTCCGCCCGGGGCAACCACCGAGACAAGCCATGAAACCAAGCAAGTACCAGCAAGCGGTATTCGATTTCATCACCGACGGTACAGGCAGTGCTGTTATACAAGCCTGCGCCGGGAGTGGAAAAACCACGACGATCATTAAGGCCCTGGAACTGATCCCGGAAGGCCGGTCGGTCCTGATGCTGGCATTCAACCGATCAATCGCCGACGAACTCCAGCAGCGTGCCCCCAAGCACGTCGACGTCAAGACATTCAACGGTCTTGGCCACAGCATCCTGGCCAGCCGCATCAATCGCCCGATCCTCGATAGCGGCAAGCTCCGCAAGCTGGTCCGCGAACAGATCGTCGACAAGTTCGACTACCGGGAATTTGCCGAGCCGGTCATGGCCCTGTGTGGCTACGTGCGCCGCATGGGACTGGTGCCGCAGGGCTGCAAGGGTGTGCCGCTGATGGAGGATAACGCCGAGTCCTGGCAGTACCTGATCGAGCACTTCGGGGTTCCGGTCGACAAGTACGTCAGGCAGACGGTGATCGACTACACCCGGGTCTGCGTGCAGGCCAGCATCAACCTGGCCGCCGACAAGCGGGTCATCGACTTCGACGACCAGATCTACATACCGGCGATCCGCGAGTTCTCGAACGACCGCTACGACTGGGTCTTCGTCAACGAAGCCCAGGACGTCAGCCCGGTGCGGACCAAGCTGGTCAGCTTGGTCCTGAAAGAAGGCGGCCGACTGATCGCGGTCGGCGATAAAAGCCAGGCGGTCTACGGCTTCAGCGGATCGGACGCCGAGGCGATGAACACCTTGCGCCACAAGTTCGATGCGGACGAACTGCCCCTTTCCATCAGCTACCGATGCGCCAAAGCCGTGGTAGCAGCAGCCCAGCAGGTCATGCCGAGCATCGAGGCATCCGAGACAGCGCCAGACGGCGAGGTCCAGCAGGTAGCGGCCTGGGAATTGACCGAACTCCAGGGCGGCGACATGGTGATCTGCCGCCGGAACGCCCCGGTTATCTCCCTGGCTTGGAAGCTGATCTCGCAAGGCATCCCGGCCCGCATCCTCGGCCGAGACATCGGTGGCGGTCTGGTCAAGCTGATCGAGAAGCTCCAGCCGAAAGGCATCAAGGGCGCTCACGGCTTGCTCGAAAAGCTGGGCGAGTGGCAGCAGACCGAGGTCAAGCGGTGGGCCAAGGATGAGCGTGACGACATGGTCGAGGCGGTCAACGACAAAGTGAACTGCATCCATGCCATCGTCGAGCGCACCACCGTCAAGACAGTCCCGGACCTGATCCGCAGCATCGAAGCCATGTTCTCGGATGACGACAAGAACCGGCAGGCCATCACGCTCTGCTCAATCCACAAATCCAAGGGACTTGAGTCCGACCGGGTCTGGTTCCTCGACGCCGATCTGATCCCGCTGAAGTGTGCAAAACAAGCATGGCAACTCGAGCAGGAAACCAACCTGCGCTACGTCGGCATCACCCGGGCCAAACGGGAACTGCGGTTCATCCAGTCCGACCTGCTGATTGAGAAAAAGCCAGAAAGCAAGAAAGGCAAAAAAGCCGCATGAAACACTGGGACGCATCCGGTCAGCCGGGAGTGCGGATGCGTCCACGCCGCAAGGCCATGGCAAACCCCGGCAGCATCCGCTCACATATCTCGTGTCTTGCTCCAGTGAGTGAGGATGCCGGATCGCCCACGATACGGGCCAACTAACTCAACCGAGGGCCAAACATGAGCGTACTGTCGAAATTCAGACAATGGTGGGAACAACTACCCGTCGAAACCCGCATGAAAATGAACCAGGCGGATATGGAGTTCGCCTGGATATCTGCCTCAAATGCCCACGAACAGCTTGAGTATCAAGCACGCCACGCGGCAGCAAATGAACGTGCCGCAATCGTGCAAACCACCGAAGGCATGGCCATGACCTACTCCGGTGAAACCCGGGAAGCACTGATGGCGCTGGCTGAGCGACTGAAGGTGGCTCAATGAGCTATGACATACGACTAGTGGACCCAGTAACCCGCAAGACCCTGGAGCTTGACGAACCGCACCACATGAAGGGCGGAACCTATGCCATCGGGGGCACGCGGGAAGCGAGTTTAAACGTAACCTATAACTACGGAAAGCATTTTGATTGTCTTGGCGGCGCTGGTATCCGCAGTATTTACGGCATGACTGGCGCCGAAAGTATCCCGCACCTTACTATGGCCGTAGTCGTTCTTGGTGACGACGTTGATGATGACTATTGGAAACCAACAGAAGGCAATGCAAAACGCGCGCTATTCCATCTGCTTGCGCTGGCAAAAATGCGCCCTGATGGAATTTGGGATGGAGATTAACCATGATAGCCGCACTCACACTAGCCGCCGCCGCAAGGCGATTCTGTAGCGATAATTTATAACTAGAGGTCATTGTGATGAAGCGTACTTGGCAGTATTCACGCATCGGCAGGATTTACACATTTTCCGCTGCTCACAGGCTTTTGCGCATGCCAGAAGACCACCAGTGTTACAGACTTCATGGGCATAACTATCGAGTCGAGGTCGAAGTTCGCGGAGACACATTTGAGCCGAATGGCTTTTGTGCTGGATTGGACTTCGCCAAGGTAGACAAGTTGATGAATCCAATCATCAAACAGCTTGACCATCAATACCTAAACGACATTATTGATAATCCGACAGCCGAGAATATCGCAGAGTGGATTTTGAAAGCGCCAGAATTGCAATACCTGCACTCGGTGAAAGTTTGGGAAACAGATCGTTGTTGGGCTATGGCGGTGAATGGTGAAGGGCTTTATCACGGAGTACACAAGGAGTGATTCACTACCATGGCGGGCCGATCACTCCAGAGACATGCGCGGTTCGCGCATGGACTGGACGGCATGCTTTCATCAGCTTTGCTCACCCTGACCAGACGGAAGTTGCGGCCGGCTGTACGCAATCCTTTGCGCTGGATAACGGTGCATTCTCGCTATGGAAAGCTGGAAAGCCCGTTAAATGGCTGGATTATTACGCTTACGTTGGTAAGTGGGTGCGTCACCCAGGGTTCGATTTTGCCGTCATTCCAGACGTGATAGAAGGCTCAGAAGAAGATAACGATGCGCTTTTGCGTGAGTGGCCATTCCACCGGCATGAAGGCGCTGCCGTTTGGCATACAAATGAATCCATTGATAGGTTGGTTAGGCTTTCACGCGAATGGCCCCTAGTCGCGCTTGGCAGTAGCGGTGAATATGACGCATCCAATGTAGCCAAATTGAATGCGCGTCTTATGGATGTCCTGCCGCATATTTGCGACGAAGATGGGAGGCCAAACTGCAAGCTACACGGATTGCGAATGTTGAATCCGAGGATTTATACGGAGTGGCCCTTCTCGAGTGCCGACTCTACGAATGTCGCCCGCAATATCGGGATAGACAAGAAATGGAAAGGGACATATCTGCCTGCAACAAAGGAGGCGAGAACACAGGTTCTTGTCGAGCGCATTGAAATGCACAATTCACGACATAGCATTTACCCATGGTAGTCAAGGTTTACATAAAGACAATCGCGGAGCATATACATGATTAAGTCACTCACATTAGCCGCCGCCTTGCACGCCCTCTCGCCGCCTCCATCGGGTGATAACGTACTCGGAAGCACCTTCGTCGGCCCTGTAATCAATTCGTACTCAGGGCAAACCATGCAGGGCTTTTCATGGTTTCAAATTGACAAGCAGGGGCGCTATACAGGACGCACGATAGCCCGCAAGCCGAGTGATAATTGCCTGAGTTATGACGCGGTAGGCTGGACAGGGCAGATATACAAGCTCAGCAGGCAAACCTACTTTGCTTTTAATGACGAATCACATGAAGGCTACCTAATCCAGCTTGCACCGGATCGCCGGTCAGGATCATCAACGTACTTCGGCGCAGAGGCCGGTGTGGTTGAATCAAACTGGTTTTACAGGGACCGCTCATTTAGTCCTGATAAGGTTTTGCAATTGGTTGATGGGGTGATGTGTGAAACTATTAAATGACGTGGCGCGGTGCGTTGGTGAACACTGGGATACCCGCGCAATTTGCCCAGTGCGATCAATGTGTGAGAGATTCCTTAACAGGAACAATGGAGGGCCGAACACTCAATATTATAGCCATCTATGCGTAGATGACAGCTATGATTACAGGATACCGAGTGACGCCAATGATTGAGAACATTATCCTAATATCCGTTCTGCTAGTAGCGGCATTGTGGAGTTTGAGATGACACCGCATTGCAAGGGCTGTCTGAACCACTGGAATGCGGGCCATCCAAAAGGTAGCCCATATATGCGGTACAACGATATGTGCACCAGAACAGTCAGGCCGGCAAAACGATCGGTTGGTGAATGTAAACTGAAAAACCTAAAGAGGCTGAAATGACTTTTGAAGAATGGTGGGAGAATCAAAACGCGTGGCATTACCATAAAGACACGGCACATGCTGCATGGAAAGCCGCGCAAGAGGTAGATCGGGAGCGGGCGAAGGAGTTGGTTGATGAGTTGAAAAACATCATGAATGCTAGACCACGGGAATGGGGCGAAGGACTAAAAGATCATTTTGAGTGGTGGGCAAAAAATCGAGCCCGTGCCGCCATCACCAAATATGAGGAATCAAGATGACATTTGAAAAATGGTGGTCCGAAAATCGAGACGGTGCCTTTTTCTCAAAAAAGAAAATGGTGCAAGAAGCATGGGACGCCGCGCAAGCAGAAGAGCGTGTACGCGAAAGAGGGAAAGCCCTTGCGGCTGGGTTTGATGATAGATATGCGGCTACAGTAGATGCTCTGGTTGTAGAGCGTGAGCGGTCGAGAGTGTTGCTATCGACGTTAAGAGCGGTGCTGGCAGTATCCGAGAGGCGACACACCAGGGATATGAGTGTAATCACTAGCTGCGTTAAGTTCGCCATCGCTAAATACGAGGAGGGGATATGAGTAGAGAATTGTTGCAGAGGGCGATTGCGGCGTTGGAAATAAGCGGAATCAGGGGTTATGCAGCGGAGCAGACTTACATAGACATCCGCGCCGAGCTTGAAAAACAGGAGGAGCAGGATGAACCGTGCAAAAGATGCAGCTCCTATAAGGTTTTGGTCAAATCGCTTGAGTCGCAGATACGGCGTCACCGGCAGCTCGAGTCAGACTATATGTCAGCGATAGCCACACTTGAATCTGAGCGTAAAGCAAACGAGATATTGACCAACGAACTCGAAAAACGGCAGGAACGGGACGCGGACCTTGTGATCACCTACGCCAAAGGCTACGAAAGCGGCATCAAGACATATGTATTCGGTGTAGATGATCGGACGAAGGTGTTGCTTGATGCGCTTGAGTCAATTGCAGATGTGTCGATGGGCCGCCACAAAAGCACGTATGACATGCTGATATGGCATGGGGAAATAGCCCGCGCCGCTATCGCCAAATACGGGGAGCAAATCAATGAACCGTGAGCAAATCAAAGCCGAGGCCGAGAAGTTTTTTGAATGGCCAAGTGGAGACAAAAGGACGGTACTCACTACCAGCGCCCTGTTATTTGCGTGGATTTGCGTGGATATAGAGCGAGAGCGCATATCAGAATTGGTGCAGACAATGGGCGGAACTGAAGCGGTTGAATTGCTGGAGAAGATAAATGAATCGTGAACGTGAGTTGTTGCATTGGGCGCTAAATGCGATGGAAGATTGCCGGATGGTTGACGTGGCAGACTGGGATTTGCTGGATGAGATACGCGCCGAACTGGCCAAGCCGGAGCCGGTGGTGCGTGGCTGGATTGAGCTTAAAAACGGAATCCTAACTAACCGATGGATGACGGATGGCCTTGAAAGTGGAAGATACAATCTTTACGCCGTGAGGTTGGATGATGAGCAATCGTGAGTTATTGCAAGAAGCTGCCTGCGCTTTACAAAACTTTCTCAATTCTGGATTCCCGGACGAATGGGATGGTGCTGTTAGGCAGGCCAGCCAGGGATTGATTGATCGGTTGGAAGCAGAGGCCGATAAGCAAGATGCCATTGAAGGAGGCGATTTTGAGATATCAGGCAAGGCAATTATCGGCCTGCTTGACGCAGCAAAAAAGCTGCCGACCGGGAAATACCGACTGCTCGCGGTGAGGAGGCAGAATGGAGCGACTGCTTAAAATCTCTGACGTGTCCGACATGATCGGGTACGGCAACACCAAAATCGACGAATGGGTTGCCCAGAAGAAATTCCCCCAACCGATTCGGCCGCATGGCACAGGTCATCCGCGCTGGCTACTCTCCGAAGTACAGGAGTGGATTGCCGAGCAGGTCCGGCTAAACCGCGCAGCTTGAGTCCACCCAGTCAGCCCACTTCTGCATCATGTCGCGCCGCTCATCCAGGTACAAAGCGTGGTTATATGCGCGACGGGTCTGATTGGCCTCGACGTGGGCTAACTGCCGCTCGATCACATCCAGCCGAAAGCCCATCTCGTTCAGCCATGTGGACGCCGTGGCCCGGAAGTCATGCCCAGTCGCAGCCACACCCATATACTCCAGCGCCCGGTTGACCGTGGTCCCGCTCATGTGGGTCGTGGGATCGCGGGTCCCTGGGAACAGCCATTGATTGCTGCCAGTGATGGTCCGCAACTCATCGATAACCGCCCGTGCCTGCTTTGATAGTGGGACAGAGTGCGTGCGCCGCATCTTCATCCGGCCCGCAGGGATAACCCACAAGCCGCCCTGAATATCCTCCCACCGCGCCGTCCTGGCCTCGATAGTTCTGACGAAGGTGTAGAGCAATAACTTGAGAGCCAAGACCGTGGTGCGGTTGCCCTTGTAAGCATCCACAGCCTCCCGAAAAGCATCGATCTCTTCCCGCGATAGGCATCTGGCATGCTGGATCACCGGCCGGTCAATGGCACCCTTCAATGGCGCCGCCGGGTCAACGTCGGCCCGGAGCGTGACAATCGCATGCCGGAAAATGGCGCTGATCCACTGCCGAAGCTGGATCGCATACGTGTGGACCCCACGTTCCTCCATGGCCTGCAAGATTGACAGGATGTGCGCCGAAGTCACCCGCCGGATCGGGAGCGAGCCGATAGCCGGAAACGCATTCTGCTCCAGGCACGACAGCACACCCTTCTGATAGTACGGCGTCCACTTGCCAGCCCGGCGGTCCAGCCACTCCCGGGCGATTTGCTCGAACGTGTCCCGCGCCTGCTTGCGCCTGATGGCTTTCTCGGCCCGTTTTTCCTCGATAGGGCTGATACCCTCGGCCAGCAGTGCTCGTATGCGCTCACGCTCAGCACGCGCATCCTTGAGGCTCATGAGCGGGTACTGCCCGATGGAGATGCGAGACTCCTTGCCATCCAGCCGGTAGCGCATCCGCCAGTGCCGGGCGCCCGTGGGCCGGACTTCGAGATACAACCCAAACCCGTCGACTAGCTGGATAGGCTTGTCTTGGGGCCTGGCGTTGCGGATTTGCGTGTCGGTCAGCGGCATGGGACATTTTGAGTCAGGCAGCGGCGTGGTACGTGCTGTGGTACGCATCCACCATGACTAATTCTATGTCGTTCTGACGGATTTTGACCAACAAAAAAGCCGCAACCCTTGCGCGGCGCGGCTTTCGTGGTCCCGGTTTCCGTCAGAATAAACCGGAAAATCCGTATCCTATTTATCGATCACAAGCAGTCTTTCTGTCATAAGTCTCTGATTTCAAACAAAATACTTTATCTTGGTCTGCAATATGGTCCAGTATATGGTCCACAAAAACTGTCGCTGAGTTTCGCGCTACTTTACCCGAACACGATCACATGTACTCAACGACCTGCCAGCATACGGTTGCTGAAGCCAAATTTGCCCCCAACCTGTTGCCAGCGATAATTTGCAGTGTCGTGCTGTTCAATAAGTAGCAGCCATCGAGAACCTGTGCATCGGTCGCCTGGTAACTCCCACTGTCCGTGTATCCCCCGGTTGCGCAGTTCGCAATCACTACCGACTTCTCCGGATCAACCGCCGTAATTGTGACCGTGCGATTGGCTGTGCCGGGGCTTTGTCCGCGCTGGATTGACTTGATCATTGTGATGGTGATGTTTTGCGACCCATCAAAAGACACCCCGTTGATGGTCCGGGCCGTAGCGAGACTGGTCGCAGTGGCGGCATTGCCAGAGCAGGCAGCCGCTGATGCGGCCGATCCGCTGATACTTATACCCCAGGTTCCGGTGGCGCCGACACCTGCAGTCGTGGGAGCCCCGACTTGCGCCGCCGTGGTCGCGTGCGGGTTGGACGTGTTGGAAACGTGATTTGATGTCGATGCCAGCGTGATAGCGGGAGCCTCAAACCAGTTGGTGCGGCCGGTGATGGCGACAATGCGCCCGGCGAACCAGGACACAATCTGCGTCAGCGTACCGGTGTTGGCCGGGCTCGCCAGTGCCTGGTTGACGGTTCGGCTGCCGATGAGCGTGTCATTGACGACATTCGCTACGTTGGCCAGCGCCCCGATCTGTGCTGCAGTCGTGCCGTGCGGGTTGGACTGGGATGCCGCATGACTGGCCGCCGCTTCGAGCGTGGTGGCCGGGGCATCCAGCCATGACGCCTTGCCGGTGACGGTCTTGATGCGATTGGCGAACCAACTCACCCACTGCGTCAAATTACCGACGCTACCCGAGGGCGCAAGATCGGGGTTCGCAGTGCGATTGCCCAGATAGTCATCGGTGACGGCATTCGAGAGCGCCGGGACCGCGCCCACGTCGGCCGCCGCCGCCCCGTGCGGGTTTTTCAGCGCGATATGCGCAGTCAGGGCGCTCGTGGCCGCCTTGGTGGCAATCGCCGTGTCCAGGGTGTCTAGCGCCGTTCTGAGCCGGTCAACATCGGTCGAAAGCTGATTCGATGCTATCGGCTTGGGCGCCGAAAGGTTGGTGGTGGTGTCAGCCATCAGGGTGTGTTCTCCTGACAAATCAGTCTGAGCCTACGAATCTCCGGCCTAGCCCATGCGGTCCCGGTCAGGGTGATGCGGAGCTTGGTACTGGTGTTGGCGGTATCCAGGTCGTCAATCGTCAACAGTCGCTCACTCCAGTCGTCTGCCATCGGCAACAGCCCGGCTGTATCATCTAATACCAGAGGGACCCATGCGTCATTTTCATCATCCCGCACTTCCGCCGTCACTGTGGCGCCGCCGGGAGCCCGCCAGTCGTAAAGCAGGACCACCTTGGTCGGTGCGGTGCTACCTGATCGCTTGGTGATATTGACTGTCCGGCTTTCGTAGACCGAGGAAAGATTAGTGGTGCCGGCCAGAATCTGCAGGTCCGGGTACAGGACCGGCGTCAGTGACTCGGTGCCGGTCAGGATAGCCTCGATCACGATGTTGCCGGTGATGCGCGAGGGCAGCAATGTGAAATCGTTGAGTGTCAGATTGACGGTCTCGGCGGTCGGTAGGGTGGCCCTGAACTGGATCGACGTGTCGTTGCTGGGCAGGTCCATGGCGCCCATCAGGCCGATGTAATCGCAGTTGGTGACAGGATAGTCGGTCAACACGGCCGTTGCCGCTGCCCCGGTCAGACCCGCCGATGCGTCAAGCCCCAGCGTGGTCCCGGCAGTGTAGCCGCTACCCGGTTCGGTGATATCAATGGCCGTGACAGATTGTCCGGACACAGTGAACGTGCCCTTGGCGCCTAGACCGGTTCCGGTGATTTCTAGCGGGAACGTGCCATTGGTGCCATTCGCCCCCGCTGCGGCAATCGTCGCCGAAGTCAGCTTGCCTTGCGGAGAGAGTCGCACCGTGCGCGTGGTGACGGTATGCGAGGGACCGCCTAGTCGGAACTGCAGGTCCTTGTCCTGATGCGCAGTCCACGTCTGGTTGTTTGAACTGGAAAACAGCACGCCGACGATATACGGCTGCGCACTGATGCGTTGCTGTGTTGGGCCGTCTACTTCGCCCAAGCCAGCCACACGCAAGCGCCACACCGCGTCATTGCACATGGCAACGATGCAATACTGCATGTCAGGCACGGCGGTAATGGGCGGGAATCTGAACCGGGTGAAATTGCCAATGGTGGCCGTGCCAGCCGCGCCGACCAGGCCAACTGACGGGAAGCCGACAGTCGGTGCGCTGGTGTAGCCCAGCCCGTGAGCGGTGATAGT